ACTTCCTAACGCCTTTGAATAATCATATTCCATCAATTCGTTGAATGCTTTTTGGATACGTTCTTGTTTTTCTTTTTGTATTTTATCTTCTTCTTGTTCTATTTTTTTAGGTAATGTCTTTTTCTTTATAATGTAACCTAAGCAAAAAAAGAAAATATTACTTACTAATTGCACTATACTTTCCATTTTAACCTCCAAAATTAATAAAAGAACGTGTTGCATTATTACCTGCAATCGTTCTTATACCTTCTCTATATTTCTTTTGATTGAACTCATAAAGTTCTTTTTGCTCTTCTGTCATTTCTTGGGCTGTAATAATTCTTAATCTGTTTAATGCTTGTGTAGTACAATCTACATCATCGTCGTGTTCACCATTAGGGAAAGAAATCATTTCAGTTATATAATCATGTAACCATTCTGCTTTTTCTGGAAGATATACATTACCACTTTCAATAGAAGGTGATACTGCATTTGCTCTAGCAATTTTTCCGCCTTCTGGGTTTATTGGAATTACTCCCGAAAATTCTTTTTGCAAAGTCTGAATAATAGCACTACCATTTGCTTTATCTTCTATCAAAATTGCACTTGCACTTGCATATTTATTTTTTAATTGTCTTATACAAGATAATGTTGTAGGAAAATCCATATGGTCCTTAACTCTTTCCATCAGGTAATAATCAGCATTCTTTTTGCCCCACACTTGAATAGACACAAAGTCATTATCTTCTTTATCTTTGAACGTGGCATCAACACTTAGCAAAATATACGGCATATTTGTTAATTCTTTGTAATATTTAAACCATTTTCTCTTAAAAATATTACCTTCGTCCGGAGTTGGTTCTCCTTGATATAACGCATTCCAAGTTCTGCTACCTTCTTTGGTTGTGAATGATGATTTAAAATCTTGCAACCATTTGTTACCTTTTCCTATTTCTGGGCAAAGGGCATCACCTGGTTTTCTCCCAAGAACGTCATTTTCATCAGCCTCACATTTAAGATTAATTACAGTTACGTGTTTTTCGTTTTTTATTATTCTTCCTGCGAAATCATCCTCATGCCATCTAGTTTGGATGATGATCACTTTAGCGCCATAGGCTAAACGAGACTTAAACGAATCATTCCATTCTGCCCATACTCTATCACGATATGTTTTACTATCAGCCTCTTGTCTATTTTTGACAGGGTCATCAATTATCATCAAATCAGCTGGACGTCCTGTAACGCCCGAAAGAATACCACGTGAAATCATTCCGCCAATCCCATTGTCTAATTCAAATTCTGTATTTGTTTCAATGAAACCCATTTTAATTCCAAAAATAGATTCTCCAAATTGATTTATCTTTCTGCGATTTCTTCTTCCAAATAATTGGGCAAAATCTTCACTATATGATGCTTCAATTATTCTTTTAGTAGGATATTTTCCTAAGTACCAACTAGGAAGAGTCTCTGTTATCGTCATAGATTTACCATGTTGTGGTGGAATGGACAATGTTAATATATCAAATGCATGTCCTGTGTCTGTTTCAATAAATTTCTGTACCACATCACAAATATAAGAGACTGCTTTGCCTTTTATCCATCGACCTTCGTGAACATACTCTACATAATCAGAATAACTCCTACGAGCTAATTCTTTTCTTAGTTCATTTCTTATCTTCATTTTTTAACAACTCTCTTATTTCTTCAGTTGATAAATGAGATAAATCAATAATACTGATTGGATTTTTTGAGTCACCACTTATCTTATGATTGGTAATATACTGACCATCCATTTTATTAAGTGTATCTAAAGCCTTGATTTTAGTACTCAAATTAGCTTCCACATCTTTAACTATTACATCTCCGTCTGTAAAGATTACTTGTTTTTCCATTTGAATACCTTTAACTACTTCTGTTAACCATTTCCTTCTCTCTTGAGCTGTCATAATGGCTTCATCTTCCAATTTTTGCATCAATTCTTTGTACCTAGTCATAATCTCACTTTTATTGAAAAGCTTTGATGCGTTATTATCTATTGTTGCATCTTTCCATTTTTTTGAATTCGGAAAGGCATCTTTATAGGCTTGTCTTTGGCTCATACCTTTTACTAAATTGTTTATAAATTTTTCATGTTTGGCATTCAACATAAACAATACCTTCTTTCGTCTTGGTTGCGCAGATGGGATTTGAACCCACGACCTTCAGCTAAGGAGACTGACGAGCTACCAAACTGCTCTACCGCGCGATATAAAAAGAACTATCGTTAGTTCTTTATTTTTCTTCTTTCTTCCCTGTTAGGTTGTCTTATGCATCTAACTTGCTTATTTGTCATCAGATATATAAAAGGCATTATTATTAGAACTATTAACGCTATTTCGTTTATTCCTATCACGATTCCACTCCTCACACTTTCTTGATTTAGGACAGCCGCTGCATCCGCCTCTACCACTTTGTTTCATAAAAAAAGAAATATCGCAAAATATTTCTTTTGATTTCTTATTATTATTTTTCATATATTTTCTTCTTTTTAGGTATCTAATCTTATAGATACTGTACTAACGATACCTATTAAGGTAAGAACCAATATACGTCAGTCCCCAGTATCATTAGTACACTACCAATAAGGTAGTGCTTTGATTTTATATTTTAGGAGTTTTAAATGAAATGGAATAAATTATTTATATTGTATAATTATTCCATTGTATCAATTATACACCCTAAGGGGTGGGTTAAAAGTGGGTTCTTTCATTTTTGAAACATTTTTCTCGTTTTTTCTTTTATCCAATCAACGCTATAATTCATTTTTTCAGCAGTACTCCTTACGGATAATCCTAATATATATCTATTTCTAAATATCTTCTTTTCAGTACTATCCATAGTGGACATTATTTTATCAATATTATTTAATGATGATTCTATAATTTTATATTCGCCTTCTAATATTTGTACTTCACGATCTAATTTTTCTATTTTTCCAAATACTCTAGCATTTTTATCATCAATTACAGGGCATTGTATTTTCAATTCAGTATAGCTAGTAGCATGGACTCCCAATTCCTTTTGAATAATATATTTTATTCTTTCTTTTTTGCTTGATATTAATTCTTCTAAAATTCGCTTATCTTCTAAATCATTTTTTAATTCTTTATACACTGTATTCCCCCTTTTAATCTTTTCTATTTATTTGTAATAAACACATAACTGTGATTCCCGTAAATGTTCCTAGTAATAAATCGATTTGCTCTTCTCTTCCATATTCCATCGGCGTTAATAATCTTAATTCTTTTAATATATTTATTGATTTTTCTACTCTCTCTATTAGCTCATCTCTGTAGATAATAAAATCCACAGTAATCGTTATGTTGTCCCCTTCATCTAATTGTTTGAAATACGAAATCGCATCCATAACCCTACCCACAAATGACAATTTTCATTCCGAGAATAAAATAATCATTTTCTTCTTTCATAATTACATCTGGACGATTATTTTTAATCAATAAATAATATTCACTTTTCATTTGAATTTCTTCTGGGTACTCTTTTCTATATCCGTAATAACTCAACAGAGTGTTGAAAATTTGTAATAATAATTCTTCCACATCTATATTTTCTTTTTTTACATTAATAAACAATTTTTGCATTTTAATTCACTATTTTTAGATACCATTTAAGGAAGTCTGACTTATTGTCAAATCTTCCTTGATATCTAATTAATCCTTTCTTATATTTTTTCTTTTCTTTATAATCACATTTCAAATAATGATTTCTAAAAATATGGATATCATTTTCCATCCATTCTTTTGTACTTTTCATAAAATCCCCTTATTTTTGTTTTTCGTACAAATCGCAACAAAAATGTTTTAATCTTATGTCTGTAGCTCTACTATTCGTAACTCCCAATTTTGAACATTTGTCATAAATTTTGTCTTTCCCAATCTTCAATTAATCTTTCTATTTCTAAATCTTCTTTAGTTGGAATTCCCATTTCCTTACATTCATAAACTATTCCATTTAGCAATACTGACATTTCTTTTGTATCATATTGAGATGAACCTTTATAAACTTTGTACCATGTATATTTATCATTCGTTGACTCTACATCATAGTATTTGAAATAATCTTTTACTGGTACTTCGTTAGAGATAGGAATTAAGTTACTAATCCCATATCTCTTTAACATAAGTACATAAATACTATCTTTATCGCTATTTAATACACTGGCTATTTCAGTACACAATTTCCAACAATAACTATTTGCATTTAAACTTCTTTTCTCTCTATATTTTTTTATTTCAATATCGTATTTCTTATTTGGGTCAAGTTGAAATAGTTTCTTTTTTATATCTGATACTGTACCTATAAAACTAATCATTTATTTGAATCCTAAATCTTTTAGAAAGGTAAATCATCTTCATTGATTCCAGGATAATCCTCCATGCTTACTTGCCTACCCATATCTGAATAAGGGTCTGATTGTGGCACTTGGGTATCATTTTGTGATTGATTTTGTAAGTCATCCGATTCTTTTGGCAATGGCTCTTCTGTTTTCTTGCTATCTAAAAACATAATTCTGTTAGCAAGGACATACGTTCTATATTTTTTCTCTCCTTGATCATTTTCATAACTATCTGTTTTAATACTTCCATCTATTGCAATTAGACTTCCTTTATGCGTATATTTTGCCATATTTTCTGCTTGTTTCTCCCAAACAACAATTCTAATAAAATCAACTTTTCTCTCGTTTCCGTCCTTATCTTTTCCATTATTGATTGCGATATCTACTGTGACACATGCTATATTACTTTGGGTATATCTAAGTTCTGGCTCTTTTGTTAATCTCCCTATTAAAATTACTTTATTCATCTCATCTCTCCAATTTATAAATGCTTATATCTATATAAAATCTATTAGATATTTTTTCTAGTATTTCTGTAACTAAATTCCAATCACCATTAGCGATACCACATCCATATTTATAAGGTATTGCTATTGTAAATTTATTTTTTTTACATGTATCAAGTAAGCCCGTGAACACTTGTTCTAATGCCATATAGTCTGTTTCAAATCCATCCTGTGTAAAACAATTAATAATATATTTTTTATCTGCTATCTGGCATGGCTGATATTGTCCTATTAAATTTTCTTGGAACTTTTTCGTAAAATCCGCATATTCTTTTTCTACTTTTGGATAAGTTTTTGCTACCTGCAAGGCTAATCCACCACCCATAACTCCCCAAGTATTCACTTGATGACAAATAAGATTTTCTTCTGCTTTTAAAACATCACCTGTCTTATTAATTAGCATCTTTATTTCTCCTTTTTTCAAGGATTTGTCCATATAAACCACACTCGTTTAAAGGAATTTCTCTAATTACTTTTACTTTGCATGTTCTAACTTTTCCGTCAGTATCAATAGGCATAACAATATTTTCTATTTTAGTTTCTACTTCTAAAATTGCTAAATTATCCCAATCTCTTCCAAAATCTATTGCCCATTGCAAATATGAAATATTAATTCCATAACTACAAGAATAATTGACATTAGAATCACAAACTTCTTTTTTTTCTTTTCCAATTTCATAAGTAAAACTACAATCATAATCTGAAAAATATTTATCATTTTCTTTTCTTACAGCCTTATAGAAAACAGCTTTTTTCTTTGTATGTTTAATTCCATAAAAATCCATAAATTCAAATATATTTTTTGGCATATATACTTTTCTTGCATTACCAGAAATCAAAATTTTACCTTTTTCTAACCTGTCCACTACTTGGGTATTTCCCCAAGCTACAACGGAACTGTTTCCCCAAGCTTCAACGGAACTATTTTCCCAAGCTTCAACGGAACTGTTTCCCCAAGCTTCAACGGAACTGTTTCCCCAAGCTACAACGGAACTATTTTCCCAAGCTACAACGGAACTATTTTCCCAAGCTTCAACGGAACTATTTCCCCAAGCTTCAACGGAACTATTTCCCCAAGCTTCAACGGAACTATTTCCCCAAGCTACAACGGAACTATTTTCCCTAGCTACAACGGAACTATTTTCCCAAGCTTCAACGGAACTATTTCCCCAAGCTTCAACGGAACTATTTCCCCAAGCTACAACGGAACTATTTTCCCAAGCTTCAACGGAACTGTTTTCCCTAGCTTCAACGGGCCAATAATATTTATTTTTTAAAATTGCACGATTCCAATCTGTTCCAAACTCAATATAAATTCTACCTTTATAATCTAAAGGAATATCATCTAATTCTTTTTGAGATTTTGCTACTATTTTATCTAATTTATTATAATCAATCTTTTTCATTGTTTTCTCCTATCAATATTTGCTTTCCCACTTTTCTTGGTATAAATTTAATAATTTATTAGTTCCTAACCACTTTATAAAATTATCTATTTCTTGATATAAATCCACATTGACTTCTTGTTTTCTGTACACTTCATGATAAATATTTAATTCTTCTAATGTTTTACCTTCTTTGTAGTTGTTACAAATCAGATATTCAAACTCATCAGCTTCTGGTGCTAATTCAAAATACATTGGTGTTTGATAATTGTCATAAAACTTTCCAACATCATAACTTCCAGTATATTTATAATCATAAATTTTACCTGCTTTTAGACAATCTAGTCTTCCATACAAAACATAAATGCCAGTCTTAGTCGTGATATCCTTTGATAATTTTACTTGATAACAACCATTTTTAGTAGGCTCATAGTTTTTTATCATGAAATCTTCATACTGAAAACCAGTTTCGATTGCTTCGTTTGTTTCCATAGGTTCCCTAGAAAGAACTTTTATAAAGTCTTCTAGGTTTCCGTATTCGTTTTCTAAACTAATAGCATATTTCCAACTATTTAGCAGACTCGGTGTTATTAGATATTTCTTTTGTTTCATCTTCTTTTACCTTTTCTACTTTCTTTTCATATTTTTTTGATTCTTTATTCCAAACTAAATCTAATTCTGCTATTTTTTCTTTAAATCTATGTTTCAATTCTTTTTCAGAAGTAAGAATATGATTTACTGTTTTCATCTTTTCTACTACTTCATCTACCATTTCTAATGTCATAGATTCAATAATTGGTACTATTTCATTCATAACTTCTTCATAATTCTTTTTTTGTTCTTCAAAATACTTTTGTTCATCTAAAATATTTTGATTTACCTTTTCAAATAATTTAGTTAAAAAATTATTTGGGATTTTTGAATCTTCTAAATTAGGCAGTTCAATAATTCCACTAATTCCATGCGTTCCTTTTGCAAAGTATCTTTCGCAATTACTAAATCCTATCGTTCTAACGCTATTAGACATTTCCATAAATCCACCTAAATCCATTGGTTGCCACACATTGTCTTTAGTACTTCCTTCAACTAGGATTCTTAGTTTAGTAGCTTCTCCATCTTTATCTTCCTTAGCATGGAATATTACTACTACATTTTTATTTAATTGATAGAAAGCAAAATCCATAAGTCTTTGAAATTCTTTTCCTACTGCTCCATAACCTTTAATTGAAAGTGTAGAACCATCTTTCTGACCATTTTTACTATCTTGTCTAATTACAAAAGGTTTCATTAAATCTAATAATTTTCCACCAGTATCAAAAACTAAAGTTTCATAATCGCTTAAGTTACTATTCAAATCTTCTAATAATTCTTCATACGTTTCTGGCTGAATAAAATCGCATCTATTCTTTGCTTGTACTCTATCTACACCTCTATCAACGTCAATGTGCAAAGGTTTAGGTGCTGATAATGCTAATGTGGTTTTCCCTATACCAGGAAATCCTGCAATCAATAATCTTATTTTTTTTGTAGTGCTTACTACATCACTCGGTTTCTTTATCACTTTTAATAATCTCCTTTAACACTTTAATTTTTTCTCTTAAATTTTTGTTTTCAGTTTTTAATTTTTTTAATTGAATTGCTTCATTTGATTTTTGGATTATAGATTCTAATAATTCGCTTTTAGTAATCTCAACTAAAGAATCATACTCATTTTGTAAACGATTGTATTTTCTTTGTAAGCCCACATAATTAACTATTCTACTTGTGATTTTTTGGAAAATATTCATCCAACTTCATCTCCTTCATATATTCGATTAATTTTACGTAGGCTTCAGCAAAATCATATTTGTTCCCTAATTCAAAAATCGTAACTACCAATTCCTGTAATTTAAAATCCTTGTCATGAAATTTAATCTCCATCTGATTAAATTCTGTTTGTAATTCATCATACTTGTCGTAACTAATTTTTTTTGGATATTCTTCTTCGTAATAATTCATTTTTTATTTTCCCCTTAATTTATTTTTTTTAGTTCACTTTTGTTTTTCGAAAGTTTTTGTCATTTAACGTCATTTAGTATTCACACCTTCCAAAAATTCTTTTAACTCCCTTTGTTCTTCTTCAGGCATTTCTTCATTTTTTAGATCTTTATCAAACCATTCAGGTAATTCTGTGACAGTGACACGTTGTTCTTTTGATTTATTTTTTTTGTATTTTT